CTCCTTCTTATGAGTTAGTTGTTCCTTCTACCAAGAAGAAAATTAAATATAGACCTTTTTTAGTTAAAGAAGAAAAGGTTTTGATTATTGCTATGGAAAGTCAGGATAACAAACAAATAGCAAATGCTATTAAAGATGTTCTTTCTGCTTGTATTTTGAGTAGAGGTGTGAAGGTTAATGATCTTTCTACTTTTGATATTGAATATCTATTCCTCAACATTCGTGGTAAGTCTGTTGGAGAAGAGGTTGAAGTTATGATTACTTGTCCTGATGATGGTGAAACTCAAGTTCCATCCGTGATTAATTTGGATGATATAAAAGTTCAAATGGATGAGGAACACAGTCCAGACATTAAATTGGATGATGAATATACTTTGAGAATGAAGTATCCATCGATGGAAGAATTTATTAAAACTAATTTTTCTTCTGATGGTGAAGTGGCTGTTGATGATACATTTAAATTGATTGCATCATGTGTGGAACAAGTTTATTCTGAAGATGAATCTTGGGCTGGTGCAGATTGTACAAAAAAAGAATTATCTGATTTTGTAGAATCACTTAATTCAAAGCAGTTTAAATCTATTGAAAGATTTTTTGATACTATGCCTAAATTATCCCACACTGTTAAGGTAACTAATCCAAAAACTAAAAAGGTAAATGAAGTTGTATTGGAGGGTTTACAAAGTTTTTTCGTATAAGTATGGCTCATGAAGATCTTGAGTCATACTATAAGATTAATTTTGCCTTGATGCAACACCATAAATATAGCTTAACAGAATTAGAAAATATGATGCCGTGGGAAAGAGAAATTTATCTCGCACTTCTACAGCAATACATTGAAGAAGAAAATTTAAAGCAACAACAAAATGGCTGAACCCATTCAATCACCAATAGGAGGAGGAATACGTGCTGTAAGACGCAACGTTTCTTCTAGTATCTTTACGGGTGGTGGTGTTGTAAGACAGCAGAAGCAAGATTCTATAGTAAATAATGCAACATTTAGAAATTCTTTATTATTAGGAAATATTTCTAAGCAAGTTGATTCTGTAAGTCAACAAACAGGCGTATTAAATAAGGCGTTACAGGTAATATCGGCAAATTTAGCAACTAGTTCTGCTTTAGATAAGAAAAGAGCAGAGGCACAGGCTAAGAGAGAAAGGCAATTAATACAAGGTGGGTATAGGGATTCAAAAGAAGGTGCAATAGAATCTGGCATTAGAAATGCTCTTGTAGAACCTATTAAGAATATAGGCAAGAAAGTTCAATTTGGATTGAGTAAATTAATTAATGTATTTTTGATACTAACAGGTGGATGGTTAATAAACAAAACTGTAGATTTACTTAGAGCATTAAGTGGTGATAATCAAGAGAAGTTTGTAAAAATAAGAAATGATTTAATAAAAGGATTATTAATTATTGGAGGAACAGTTGCACTCTTTACTGCAGCATTTGGTGGATTGGGTCTTGGTCTAGGTAAACTTGGACTAGCATTAGGGGCAGTTGCTTTTGGTGGATTGCTTGGAAATCCATTAAAGAAATTGAAAAATGCTATATTTAATACTGCAAAAAATGCAAAAAATTTGCCTGTTGCTGGTGCTTCAGTTCCTCCTGCTGGACAAACTAAAAATCCAACAAAAGGAGGAAAGGTTACTGGTGGTAAAACTGGATTAGCTACTCCTAGTAAATTCTCATTATTCATCACTACTATGTTCGGAGCAAAGAACGTACTTGATGGAAAGCCTTTCATGTATGAAGTTATAGATCAGGGTGCTGGTTATGGAGCTGCTAGTGTTGGTCCTATGATCGGTAGTAAAGTTCCTGGACCTCCTTGGTTCAAGGCACTAGCAGGTGTAATAACTAGCATGATTTTCTTTGGTGGTGGTTATGGAACCAGACAAAAAGTACAAGATATGGTTGGTGAAGATAAATTAAATGAACTTCAAAAGGATTTGGAATCAGGTAATATAATGCCTAGAATGATGACTCCTATAACGGATGAAGATTTACTTTATGATCTTGTAGATCAGAGACCACGAAGAGAAGATTTTGGTGCTAGTAGAAGTGGGGCAAAGAGATATAAAGAATCTTTAGCAGAATTTGAAGCGGCTAATGGTGAAAGGATATTAGAATTACATAATAAAATTAGTGAGAGTAAGGGTGAACCTATTAGAAATCGTAGGGGTAGAATTACAGGATATAAAAAAGATGATGTAAAGATTGATCCATCAAATGCTAAAATAGAAAAAACTAAGAGTTTATCTAAAGAGTTGGGATCTTTAAAAGAACCTTCTCCTAATATAATTCCACTTCCTACTGGGAGTGAAGGTGGCGATTCTAATGCAGCAAGTGGAAATGTTGCTGCTGGTGCTGTTGGTGGAGGTGTTCCTATGATACCTGCATCAAATAAAGATAATAGTTATGTATTTCTTGCATTCAAAAATTATCAAGTAGTTCCAACATAAAATGGATCCAACTCCTTTAATTAAATCGACTTCTAGTCTCAATACAATAAGCAGATCCTTTACTGGTCTTTCTGCTAGTATTTCTCGTTCTAGTTTTTTAACTAGATCTATTGCTAAAACTATTAATCAAGATAATAGAAATAAAAAACTTGCTATAGATAATGATGGAACTTTTTTTAGGAGAAGAAGAGAAAATATTTTAAGAAGAAAACGGGAAGAGCAAGTTGAAGCAAGTGGTGTAAGAGGAGTTATTAATCAAAAAGGTAAAACTGTAAAAGATACTGGTAAGGGATTTTTGGGTAGAATACTTAGTTTCTTAGGTATAATTTTAATAGGATGGATAGTTACAAAATTACCTACTATTATAAAAGGTATTCAGGGATTAATTAAAAGGATTCAACAAACAGTTGGTGTTCTTAAGAATTTTGTAGATGGAATTGTTAATATACTTGAAGGTATGGGTAGGAAGTTTGATGAAATAATTGATTTTTTAAATCCTTTTGATTTTAGTAAGGATAAAGATGATGCAGAAAAGAATTTAAAGGGTGCTAATGAAAAGATTCAGGAGGTAAATAGAGGTTTTATTGATTCGGTTAATGATTTTAAAGATGATTCTGAGTTAGATAAAGTAATAAAAGACATTGAGGAGAAAAGAAATAGACCTTGGTGGGATCCACTTGGAGTTTTTGATCCTAAAGAAGGAGAGTTAACAGAAGAGGATAAAGAACAATTGTATAATAATATGAGATCTAGTGAAGATAAAGCATGGAATGATTTAAGTGAGAAAGAAAAAAAAGATTGGGTAAAAAAGAATCTAACTGTTTTTACAGCAAATGATGAAGAGTTAGATATTCCTACCATGAATAAAGGTGGGGAACTTAAAAAAGGTGAAGCAGCAATTGTTGGTGATAATGCTCAAGGAAAGGGTAAGGATAGAGAATTATTTGTTCCTAATCAAGATGGAATTATTTTTCCAAATAATATAACTGAGAAATTACTTGAAGCATCTAGCTTCTTAGAATCTAAGAAACTATCTTCTTTAAAAATAGGTAAAGAATATGATGTCAATAATCCACCTAACAGAGGTAATTATGATAAAACTGTTGCTGGATTTAGACAATTTACAAAGGATTTTAAACAATGGATTAAAGATAATCCATCAGGAACAAAGTTTGGTCAAAAAGTGGAACCAAGTGTGGAACCAATTAATTCTATGATTGAATCCCTAAAGAGTGTTGGTGATTCATTAAAGCCTCAGATGGAATCAGTTGCTAATGAGTTGAAAGAGGTTATTGATACACCAGAAATGCAAAAGACTATTACGAATGTGAAGAAGAGTATGCAAGGTGTTCTTAAAGAGATAACACCAGAGAGAAAGGGAACAACAATTATGATGCCTATGTCAGGTGGTCAATCTCAATCTAAAGCTTCTGGTGGTGGTATCACTTCTATTCCTTCTACAGGAAACACAGGTGGGTTAAATATAAAGGACTATCATAAACATTTAACAACGTTAATTACATCATATACTTAAATGGAAGCATTAAAAAGATCAGTATACGAAGAAATTTTGCTTGAGTCTACAGACGGTTCAAAATCGGTTGATATTGCTCCTGGTACTGTAATGATTGATTATTATGAGGATATATTCTCACCAACTCTTACTGCCAAATTGCAAGTTGTTAATGAAGGAAATAGTATAACGGGAGAAGATGGAAATCTTCAATCAATTTATAATGGTCTACCTTTGAGGGGTGGGGAGACTGTCACTATAAAGGTTAAGGGTAATAGTGAAGATAATCCAGGATTAGATTTATCATTTTTTGTTTCAAGTATTAGTAATGTAATTACTAGAAAAAAATCAGAATCATTTACATTAAATTTGGTTTCTATTGGAGCAATAACTAATGAAACCTCTAGGGTTGGTAGAAAGTATCCAACATCTAATAAGATATCAGAATCTGTAAAAGATATAATTAAAAATTACTTAAATGATCAACGTGATGTTGATGTAGATCCAACTCAAAATCCGTATGGGTTTATTGGTAATATGAGAAAACCATTTACCCTTTTAATGTGGTTAGCATCAAAATCTGTACCTGAAAAATCTAAAGATGATGCTACTGCAGGATATCTATTTTATGAAACACTTGGTGGATTTCATTTTAGATCCCTTGATAGTATAATAGATAGTAAACCTGTAGCAAAATATTATTCAAGTGAAGTTATAGAACAAGGAAATAATGATTTTAAAATTATAAGGTATAGTACTTCTTTAAATGAAGATGTTTTAGGTAAACTTCAAAGAGGTGCTTATTGTAGTTACAGAATATTTTTTGATCCGTTAACTTTTAATTATACAGATCCAACTAAAGGTGCATTTAAATTAGAGGATTATAAAAGTGCTGCAACTTTAGGTAAAGATGTTGTTTTGCCTGGTAATCTGGGTGAATCTCCTAGTAGGTATGTTACTGCTGTTATGGATAGGGGAACTATGGAGAAAGGTGTATCTAAGAAAGAAAATGCTGATCCAACTCTTAGTCAATCTCAAGCATTAATGAGATATAATTCCATCTTTTCTCAGAAACTTAGTATGACGATACCATCTAATACTAATTTGGAAGCTGGTGATATTATTGAATGTGAATTTGCTCTTACTTCAGCAGAAGATACAGTTGATACTGAGCAAAGTGGTCTATATATGATTAAAGAATTGTGCCATCATTTTGATGTAAGTGGTTCATATACTTCATTAACCCTAATTAAAGATACATTCGGAACTAAAGCGAAATGATAGAAGAATCAATATTAAAAAGTAATTTTGTAGGAAGAGATGGATTTAAGTGGTGGATCGGACAGATTGCACCTGAGAAATGTCAAGGCGATCAGATCAATCAAACTGGTGATGCATGGGGAAATAGAATTAAAGTGAGGATTATGGGTTATCATCCTCAAAATCCAATTGAATTACCTGATGATGATTTACCTTGGGCTCAGATTTTATTACCAGCAACTGCAGGATCTGGTGGTGCAGGTGTATACAGATCAACTAGACTAACGCCAGGAGATAGTGTATTTGGTTTTTTCCTTGATGGTGATGATGCACAATTACCTGTAATATT